AAGCGCTTCGGCATCGAGATTCTTCGCATCGAAATCTATGGTGAGATCAAACTTCCCTTGGATGTCTTCACGCGCCGCAGAGAAAGGCAGAGCTTGCCCACCCGAGATGCGAAGGATTTCCACCGGCTGCATGTATTGCTGCATGAGCTGGTAGGTCTGAGTGACGATAGCTTTGTAGTCGCGGAGCCAGCGGTCAACGGTGTGCTGTTGCACAAGGGCCACATAGTTCGGGTCCACCCCGTCACCATTCAGCCCAAAGTATTCATTCACATCGCGGCGGACGGCCCGCTCGACTTCGATGGTTCCTTGGTCAAAGGGCGGCGGCTGCATCCAGCCAAACTCATTCGGCCTACGCTCCGGTATCTGCACGGCAGGCCCGAGCACGATGTCCAGCTTGCCACGGTTCGCAGGCACACGCATGGGCGGGAGGATGGCAATGCCAGCGCGGTCGCTGCGGTAGTCGCGCTGCGTTTTTATCTCCGCCTGCATGGTCGAAACGATCTCAGGAATACTGCGGCTCTCCAGCAAGCAACGGCTCACCCGCTCGCGCGGCAGCTCAATGAATGGGTAGTTGCCATGCGTGTAAGGAGAGATTTCTTCCTTCGCGCACTCTTCCACATTCGGGTGCATGATGCGGCACATCACCTTGGTCGCGCCCGTCTTCTCGTCGATCTCTTTCGAGTAAACGTGCCAGATCTCAATGAGGTCGCGGTAGTCTTGCCACAGGATGTTATCCCGTCGGTTGTTATTCTGTTGCGAGTAGAGCGGCCAGAGGCTCGCGCCCTTGTGCTTCTCGCACTCTTCGTAAAATTTGTAAGGGTAGCCCTCCGTCGTTACCCGCTCCTCCAGCTCCTCGCAGGAGATCATTTCGCGGCGGGCGATCCACGGGGCGCGTTGAAGGTCATACGTTGCCGTCGGGAAGATCACATCATTGAATGGCTCCAGCGCCGTCCACTCCGGCTTGCTCTCGAAGATGTATGGCACCGGCACTTCCACCGTGCCGCCCTCGCGGAGCGTGCGGATATTTGCCGACGTGCCACCGCCTTCGTAGATGCCATTGATGATTTCGGCCGCCACTTCCTCTTGGAGAGGATCGAGTATCGCGCCGATCAAGGCCCCGAGCGCGGGGTCTTGCGTCTCCGCCGCCGAAGCCATGAGCTCCTCGAGCGTGAACGTCTTGGTTTCCGTGCGGGTAGTAGTGCGCCAGAAGACCCCCATCACAGCAAGGCCGTAGGTGTTTCGTATATTGAGTGCTAGCTCAAGCTCGCGGCGGAGGTCATCTGCGCAATGGGTAAAAAGCATCCACTTCAGCACCGACTCCGCTGCCGTGCGGGCCAGCGCGTCGCTGCTCTCCACGGGTAGCATCTGGAGGCGGGAAGCAAAAGTGGCGGTAAGGCAGAGCTGCGCATCTCGGTTGCAGATAAGGTCCGCCAGCCGGATACGGCAGTCCGCTCCACCTTCCCATGGGAAAACTTTGCGTCCGTAGTTACTCGCCCACTTCTTGCCGTCTGAGGATTGTCCATCCCAGAGCGACATACGGGTGTCGTAGTTCTTAGAACGAAGGCTAGAAAACCAAGACCCATCGGTCGCCGCTTGCGTTAGCTGGCCGACCCAGTATTTGGAATCGCGGATTTCGTCGTCGTCGTGCATTATTAAAAAAAGGGGGAAAGGAAGTTAGGCCGTCTTAAGAAGCCCTGGCATGAGGAACATAGATTTACCCGTGCCGCCGCACTTCACGACGCACTCGGGGAAATTGCGCTTGAACCAGCGAATGAAATCGCTGTCGCGCCAGCATCCAGGTACCTTCCAATTCCAGAAGTGATATATCTGCGGGTCTATGGAGAGCACCATCTCGCCGATGCCATTCACGGATTTGAAATTCTCCGAGGCATTCTGCTTGGCGATCACGCGCTGGCGATCCATGGCGGATTCCGCCTTAGCATTCCAGTTTTCAAATATTGCCGCCTTCGCCGCATCCGCCGTCTCACTTGGGATTTCGTCGAGTATTTCCGAGATAGGATCCATAGATTAAAAAAAGGGGGTAGCCCGTTATCCGGCGGCCTCCATTGCGGAGGCCACCGGCGGGCCACTGGGGGGACGGGGAATTAAGTCGTCGCTGCGAACTTGCCGAGCACCGATGGGTTGCTCACCGCCACGCCGAAGATGGCGTCGCAGAATCCACGGCGTCCACCGCCACGGTCTTCGAGTTCTTCCATGCGAGGCTTGCGGTTGAACCCGATCGAGACCAGATCCATGTCGAGCACATAGCCACGGGCAGCGGAGACCGCTGCGGCCGCACCATTCGCCAGGTAGGTCGAGACGTGCAGTGAGACCACCCCGAAGTCGGACTCATAGATGTCGATCGTGTTCACGATCTTCTTGCTGTCCACGTTTGAGGTGAACATGCGCACGTTGGACATCACGTTAGTCGAGCCAGTTTGGGTGCGGATGAAGTTCGTGAACGCACGCTTGAGGCTAGTGCCACAAACGAGGTCGTAGTTGCGACGAGCACGGCGGACCTTGAAGATGGACTCCATCACGTCGATGACGTTGGCTTCTGTGAGGGAACCGGTCGCAGTCGCGTTGATCGAAGCCGCTGGGGTGCGGAAGGTAGCAGGAACTGCTGTCGCTGTATCGGCTTGAGCGCCGCTGGCGATCCAGCTTCCGATGCCGCGAGTCTTGTAAGGGACAGAGCCGGTCGCCACTTGGGAATCGTTGTCGGAGCCAAGGATAGCCTCGATGTCGATCTTGAGTTCCACCAGCGCCTTCGCTGCGGATTTATTGAAAGCCTGCTTGCGGCCAACTCCAGCCACGTCGGCGACATTCTCAACGAGGTCATCGACCTGGAAGGAACGGCGGACTTTTTGGATGCGGCCCGAGAGGAGTTCGCGGTTAGCGTGCTCATCGTCGAAGGTCGTCACATCGTCATTTGCCATCACGCCTGCGGTCTGCGGGTCGTTGTATTTATCGGCGGGCCAAGAGAACAACACATTGGTTGGCTCCTTGGATTTTTTGCACATCGAGAAAAGGGGTGTATCGCCTGGCTCGATGAGGACCATTGCGTCGGAGAGGTCTTCTTTCTGACCTTTGATTGTGAGTATGCTTGTAGCTGCCATAATGTTATTGGGGGGTTAGTTCTGGGGTTTGATTGGGTGTTGTTTAATCGAAGATGCTGGACATGAATTGTTCAGCCGCCTCGCGGTTTCCGGATTTTTTCAAGGCATCCAGCGCGTCGGGTTTAGATTTGGTTTTAGGAGCAGAGTTCGGAGAGATCACCTTCGGGGCCAACGTCGGCTTGGCGGTAGCTGTTGCGGGACTGACCTTGGCACCAGCGGCCTTCTTTTGAAGGGCCTCGTATTGAGAGAAGCGTATTTGCTGGCCTCGTATCGCATCACCAATGATGAGTTCGATATTCGGCAAGCGAGATAGCTCAGGGTAGGTCTTGAGGGTTTCCACCATCATCTGCCGCTGGGGCGTCTCTTTAAAAAACTCGGGGTAGGTATGCTGCGCCTCATTTACGAATGAGTCCCTTTCCGCTAGATATTTCCGGCGCACGGGTTCATTTTTGATGATGCTCTTAGCCAAGCGTAGGCGCTCTTGGAGTTCCGCTTTCGTGAACTTCCTCGTCGTGCCATCGCCCATCGGTAGCTCCACCTCGCCGCCCTCATAGTCCGCACGCGCGATCAGCTCCGGCACATCGTCAATAATGACGTTGGCACTTGCTAGTCTGGCATCCAGATCATCCGCCGTAGTGACATTGCTCAACGGGTCGCTCGCACTTTGCAGCACGATTGGTTGCGCCTTCGTCACCGCATCGCGGGCCATAGCGAGTTCCGACTCCAGGGACGCAGCGCGTTCCTCAGCCGTCTTCGCTCGGGCAGTGAGTTTATCCACTCGGCGATTGAGTTTTTTAACCGTGCGGTCCTCCGCCTCCGGCTCATCCTCATCCGCCTCGGGATCGTCCTCGGACTGCTCATCGGCGTCTTCGGTCGGCTCCTCCTCGATCTCTTCGGTGTCTTCGTTTGTATTGTCTGCTCCATCTGCGACCGCCTCCTCTGGCACCTCCGCTTCCGATTGCTCGGTCACTTCGCCGGTGTCGGGAATCTGCTCGTCCGAGGTCGGGATATTCACCCCTAGCTCATCCAGCACGTCGCCGATGCTAAATCCTGCTGTATTGTCTTCCATGGAATTTTAAAACGTCTCCAAGTAACTGCTCCAGAACTGAGTTTTTATGCGGCTCCGCAACCATTGCGAAGTCGCCACAGGCAGTTCAGCCCCCGTGTGTGAACGTGATATGCGGGAGCTTTTTCAAAGCCGCAATAGGGTATTGGCAAAACGGGCCTTAACGGGACGAAACGGGACGAAATGGGACGATAAAACTTTACGACTGAAGGGAAGTTTCCATCGCCGAGGCACGCATACGCTCCATCTCCTCACGCAAAAGTGACAATGCCTCAAGCTGCCCCGCCGCATGAGCAATGAAGCCATGCTGCTGCGCCGTCTGGAAATTCCGCACAAGGTAGTTTGCATCCGCGATATGGTCATCCATCTTCGCCAGCACCGCGCGATACCAAGGCTCCTCCGGCCCCACGCACCACACCGCAGGATCAATATCAGCCTTCATTAAAATGGAATATCTGGCCCCTCAATATCGTGCGGAGTCGGAGTCGCAGCAACCGCCACACCCTCCTTCGGTTTGTAATAGAGACGAAAATATTTTTCCCCATTTTCTTTGCTTTCGTTAATGAACCCGCTCACCCAATACGCCTTCCCTTCAATGATGGCCGAGCCCGTGTAGGGCGGTTGCTTCTCCGTTTCCTTGCGTTTATTGCGCGAGAGCGAGCCCACGTTGTCTGTGTGTTTCATAGTTTATCGAAGTCAGGAATGAGATACCAAGCCCGCGCCCCGCTCTTACGCAGCGCCCGCACCAGCCCAGCTTCCACAAGTTTCGTGAGTTGCTTTGTGGAAACGCCAAGGCGCTCCATCACATCACGGCGGCGAAGTAGTTTCATACTGCCCCCAAGTATGCGGGAGGCTGTCAATACGTCCCCCCTGGTCGCACGCTCATTAGGTCCGGATCCTCATACGCCACGCCGCTCAGAGCGATATAGCGGAGAATGTCGATCCAGTCCTTCGTCGCTCCCTTTTTCCCATCCGCCCCTGTCCATGTCTTTAGCGCATAGATGAGATTCTTGCACCGTTCGCTAATGAACAATCGCGGACAATTCATCGCATCCACCGGCTTCTCCTCGTCATAGGAAAGCCAATCGTTCAGCACCGTCACCCCCTCCACAATGGCTTGCCCGCTGGTCGCGCGGAAGTCCATGTCGATGCGCTCGCTGCATTGCTCGATAAGCGTCCGCACCCCCTCATGCGTCATCGTCGGCGTATTCCCATACCGGCTATCCATCCACCTCTCCGCCGCCGTGACCCCATCCACCTTCTCCGCCGCCTCGATGATGCGCTTGTAATCATCAAATCCGAATCCCGCGCACGCCTTCTGCGCTGGCCCAGGGCGACCATCTTGCAGCTTGCCATCCGCATCCGCCCACGCGCCCGCATAGCCCACGCCCTCGATGTAGTCGATCTGGTCGGGCCACTCGCGATACACCCACGCCCTGCCATCCGGTGAGAATCTCACCCACAGCATCGCCCACGTCTTCCCCTCCCCTGGATCGACAAAATGAAATACCGTTCCCCCGCTCGGCACCTTGTCCTGCGGCACCACATGCACCGTGTCGCGGAACTTCGGAAACATCGACAACCGATGCTTCGTCGGCACCCCATAGGCACGCATGAGCACACGCTCGCGATTGCTCCCCTTTAACTCCATCGCCATCGCCTCGGGGTTGCCGTAGGGATTATCCGCCGTGTGGAAATACACCACCCTCGCCTTCTCGCGCGTGCATTGCTGCACCCTCGGCACCATCTCATAGCCCACCAACTCCCCATGCTTATGTCGCGGCAAGAGCGGAGCCTCGCACTCCTCCAGCGTCCGAGACCCATCCAGATACTCCTTCACCGTCGTCGTGTAGCCCTCGATAGGGGTGAACCCGATACCCAGCTCGCCATCTCGCGTGAGCAAGCGGAACCTCAACGCCTCCAACCAATCCGGCGTCACCAGCTCATCCGCCCACACAAAGTCCAACTCCGAGCCCTCAATGCTCGTCACATCCATCGAGTAAAATTTAAACCAACACTGCGAGCCATTCGGCAGCACGAACGAGTTCTCCGTGAAGCCCCCCTTCTGCGAGTAGGTGATATTTGCCACGCTCCCCTTCTTGAGTTTGCCCGAGGCCGCAGGCCGCCACTCGGTCGGTAGGTATTCCCAAAGGTAGGGCTGCTGACTCTGGATCGACGCCGCCTCCGTGGATTGAAGGCACCACACCTTCGCCCCAGGCTTATTGACTAGATGCTGCATCGCCCGCCGCGCATAGTAGCGCGACTTCCCCGAGCGGTTGCCGCCGAGGATAAGCAGCTCCGTCACGCCCCGAGGGAACTGCGCCCTCAAATCCGTGAACGCCGCATCCGCCCGA